GAAGATATGATGTCATTATTTAGAAGATTAATGGGAGGTGCGTAGTGGCATTTAATATTGTTGATATGTTAAGAGGTGATATTGTCCAGCGACAACAACCTCAACAAAATTCAAGCTCAGGTCTTGGCGAGATGCTTTCATATCTAATGCAAAGTAACAACCAACCTGTTGCAAAAGTTCCTGAGCAAGCACAATACTGGAATCCTCCTAGTTTAAGTGAGATTGCTCAAGTTTCTGCTAATAGACGACAAGAAAAGCAACAGGAAGATTCTTTTGCAAAGTTGCAGGAGTTAATTGGCACTAAAGGCACACCAGGTAATAACATTCCAATACCATTTAGGGGTGCAGTAATGCCAACTAAAGGAACTGGATTGCGTGGAGGTGGAAGTTTAGAAGATTTTGCTATTGGTCTTGCTGGTCTTCCTGATAAGGTTTTAGCAGCTCAAGGCTTTGATATGATGACTAATTTGTCAAAACCACAAGCTAAACCAACACTTCATTCAATGGGCGCACCAAATAAGCCTGGTTACAAAGTTAATTTTTATCTTGATGATAATAATCAACCTGTACCAGTTGGCGAACCGTACAAAGCAGATGGTGGTATTAATATTAATACTGGTGCTACTGGTGCTATGGGTAACTTATTAACTAAAGAACAAAAACAACAAGCTGGAATACCTGAAGCAGATGTTGCACAAGTTAATCAATCTGGTGGAATAAACATTGTAAAATCTGCTCCTGCACCAGTTGAATTAAAAGATTGGCAACGAAAAGATTTAGACTTTGCTACAAGAATGATAAAAGCAGATAAGATTTTGTCTGAAGTTGGTACTAATTACAGTCCAGCAGCTGTAAAAGCTGCAAGATTTTTAGAAAATGTGCCATTTGTAGATGATTTAGCTTATGCTAATTTAGATACAAACGATCAAAAGGTTTTGCAAGCTCAACTCCAACTTCTTAATTCTGTATTAAGACCTGAATCTGGAGCTGTTATTGGGGATACTGAATTTTCAACTGGAGAAAGACAATATTTTCCAAGACCAAATGATCCACAGGAATTATTAGATCAAAAGGCTGCAGCAAGAAAAACTGCAATAGAAGGATTGTTGCTTGGAATACCTAAAGAATTTTATCCAAAAGATTATGGATCATATTCTCCATCATCAACAGGAAATTCTAATTTATCGCATACTGATTATTTAAAATCAATAGGGGAAAAACCATGAGTTCCTATGGCGATTTACAAAAAGCATTTTATCTAGCGCAACAAAGAGGCGATACAGAGTATGCCACAAAATTTGCAAAAGAATTAGCAGCACAAGGAACTGATTATAGTGGAAAGCAGATTGAAGAATCAAACCTACAGGCTGGTGATACATTAGGCGGTAATGTTTGGAATGGTAAAGGATGGGTATCTCCTGATAAGTATGATCTGCCATTAAAAACTGTTGCTAGCACACCAACTGCACAAGAAAACAAACCTAAATCATCTATGTTTGGTCTTGGTGGACGTGCTATGTTAGAGGGTGTCGCTGGAGCTCCTGCTGGTATTTATAATGCAATTAGTGCTTTAGGCAATATTGGCATGCCTGAAAATAAAGTTGTAACTCCATTAACACCACCAGAAAGTATAAATACTCAACAGTATGGTACTAAGTTAGCTGATTATTTAGGATTGCCACAACCTACTAATGAGCAAGCAATTCCAATGGAAGTTGCAAGAACTATATCTGGATTTGCTGTTCCATTAGGAATGTTAAGCAAAATTAAATCCATTCCATCAATGGCAGCTACAATGATTGGGTCTAATGCTCCAAAAGCAACTGCAATAACTGCTGGTTTATCCAAATATGCTACTGAAAAGGCAAAAGAAAAAGGATTGCCAGAATGGGAGCAAAGTCTTTTTGGAATGTTGACTGGACTTGGAGCTGGTAGCGTATTAGGAATGGCTGCTCCAACATCGAGAGCGGTATTAAGGACAGGACAAAGTAGTTTTGGCGCATTAGAACCATTGGCAGGTAGGTTATTAAATCGTCAAGCTGGTGCTGAAGCTGGTACTGTTGCTAATTTATTAGAAACTGGTGGCGTGCAGGGTGTTAAACCTATTGCTGGCTTTCAACCAAAAACATCAGATATTGCAGGAAACGCTGGCATATCTGCATTGGCAAGGTTTGTTGAAAATGATCCTAATTCATCCACAATATTAAGTGAGCGTTTATTTAACAATGCCAAATCATTAAAAGACTATGTTAATAGAGCTATTGGTTCTGATGCAAGTATAACTAAAAAACAAGATTATCTATATGATGTTGTTAATACTGTTTCTAAACCTATGAGAGATAGAAACTTACCAACTAATATTGATAATGTAATAAATTCTATTGATAACGCACTACTTAAGAACAAAGGAAATCCAGCTATTGAAGGTGCATTACAAAGTATTAAAGAAAAAATACCTGAAGGAGATGTTGGGTTTAATGAAGTTTATAATTTTAAACAGTATATTGATGATGCTTTGCGTGGCAAATATGATGATCCTGCTTCAATGCAAATTGCAAAATCAGGAACAGCTTTGAATAATGTAAAAACAGAACTAGCAAAATCATTAACAAATACTGAATCAGAATTTGGTAAATTCTTAAAAACACAAGCTATTGGTGTAAGACAACTTAATCAATCTAAACAAGCTGAAAAAATGATTAACCAAGCAACTAATAAAACACCAATTATTAGTAATAGAACAGGTATTCAAGAAGAGGTATTTCCATTATCTGCTGCTAACTTAAGAACTCAAATTCTTAATGAAAAAGCAATAAGTAAGTTATCACCTAATCAGCAAGTTATTTTTGAAAATGCACAAAGAGCAGCAGCCGCAGGAACAAGGGGAAGCATGGGCATGGCTAAAGGATCAAACACCACGCAGAACCTTAAAATGAATGAATTAATTTCTGATGATGTTACTAGAGCATTACTTGGTTCTGATGTTAAAGATCAGCCTGGCATCTTATCTAATATTTTACGTCCAGTAACAAGGGGATTATCAAATGTTACTGGTAGAACTGGTGAGATTGCTGACATATTAGCTAAAGCAGAACTAGACCCTGCATATGCAGCCATGTTGATGCGAAAATATAAATTATCTCCAACTACTGATATGAAATCGGCTGCTGGTCGTAATGCTCTGTATGGCGCATTAACACAATATCAAAATAAATAAGGAGAATCGCCAATGACATTAGAGGAAATAGTTAATAGTTTAAAATCTGCTGGACAAGATTATGGTCAGTTGTTTAACAATAATCCAAAGTACACGGCTGTAGCATCAAATGTTACTAAAGGACTTGAAAATCTTGTTCCACCACAGTTTACTAATACTCAAGATGCTAAAAGCCAAGAATACAGCAAGAAGTTAGCTGAATGGGCTTTAGGAAATGGTATGGGTATGAGCGGTATGGCGTTGGGTACTAAGATACCTAATCCTATTAAAGATAATCTTAATGCTGACTTGCTTAAAAAATACCTATCTACAGGTAAGTTATCGCCAAAAGAAATGGCTCAATATGAAGCTAATGGTTTAGCAATGGAAACGCCACAGTTGCAAAGGTATAATGTTGCTAATGCAATGGCTAATCCTGAAAGACAAGCTTATAAAAACAATTTGGACTTTAATTGGGCGCATGGAAGCCCATCGCCTAATATACAAGAGTTAGTGCCATCCGATATTGGAGCAATGGGACCGGGCGTATATGCAACAAATTATTTCCCTGAAGCAGACAGGTATGCAACAGAAAATATTGGAGCAACAGTATATCCTTTAGCTGTAAACACATCTAAATCATTTAATCCTAAAAAAACAGGAAATATTTATGACATATTAGATGCTGATAATGACAGAATGCTTGGTCAACGATTAAAAGCAATGGATAAAGATAGTATTATTCAGACTCAACCACCAGCTAGAGCTTATTATAAGCATTTAAATGGCGATAATTTAGATATGGTTCCTGATTTACCAGAAAGAGAACATTATGTAACAGATTATCAAGATAATGTCCGCTCACGTTTCGCAGCATTTGATCCACTAAGGAAAAACAGTTCTAGTTTATTAGCCAGTGGATTACTAGGTGCTTTATTATTTAACAATGAAAACAAAAACTCGGAGAACAAATAATGCCATCGAAATCAAAAGCACAAGAAAAGTTAATGCAAGCAGCAGCACATAATCCTAAGTTTGCAAAGAAAGTCAAGATACCAGTTGAAGTTGCTCAAGAGTTTGTTAAAGCTGATAAGGCTAAAAGAAAAAAATAGTTTGCGCTCGTAGCTTGGGAGCTGTTTTACCAACTCCCTTTTTTTATTAACGTCTGAACTGTCCATCAAGTAGTATCATTTGTGTTTGCAGAGCATTTGTTCTTTCTTGACGTATTTGCCACTCTTGATTAAGTTCATTCACATAAGCGTTATAATCCGCATGTTGACGCTGTTGGCGTAGTTCGTTAGTTATCCTACTTGTTCTTGCTTCTTCTGCTAATTGATATCCATTATCATCATCACAAGCAAGAACTATAGTTGGTATTAACAGCAATATTAAAAGTAAGTTTTTCATTTCTTTTCCTCTTTCTTTTTATCTCCAAATATCTTATCCCAGTTTTCTTCAAACTTTTTCCTATCATTTATAGGACGTGGTGCTGACCCTTTACTCATTGTTTATTCTCCAGTTGTTTTTCTGCCCATTTAACACCATCTTCAAAACCTTCTTCCCATTCTGCTGAGTAGTATTCCTCACTAAATGATGATGAACGTATTGAATCAATATATTCTTCTATTTCTTTTTCACTTATCATTTCTTCCCCCTCTCTGCTAACATTGCGTCTGCCATGTCGTAAGACAACTTAACAATCATATCTGTATTAAATTTATTAAGTGATAAAAATCCCTGCATTGCAAGTCCTGCAAAATGGTCGCGGAGGGCTTCTTGTCTATTTATAAGTGAAGCATTTTTATTCTGTAGCCACATTATTTGTTGCTTAAGATCATTTATTTCTTTACTCATTCCCACCTCCAATACCGTTATGTTTTTCTGCAAAACGAACTCCATCCACAAATCTATCATCATAACCATTATTACCATCTAAGCCATTATGTATCTCTTCAATACTCAAAGGCTCACGTTTTTGCATAGCTCTTTTTCCAGCTTTGTATCCATCTAGCCACAATTCAGAAGGAAGTATCTCTACCGTAATGCCATCTTCAATTCTCAATAACTTTTGATAAACATCTTGCTCAGTTTGCTTCATTAAATCCTCTACCGTAACATCTGATATTGGTGATTCTATTGCACCCTTCATTCGTTCTAAATTAAAGTTAAATTCAGGCTCTTGCTCAGTCTGCTCAGGTTGGGCGAGGAATGTTTCAATATCTTTGTATAGTCTGTGGCTAATAAAAAAATCACCGTCATCATCTCCAGCTATGACTCTTTGCAACAACTCTCTTTCTTTACTCATTCCCCACCTCCAGTTATACCGTGTGCTTTTTCTATTGCTCTAGCAAACCTGATAATTGGGTCTTTAGTATTGGTAGGCAATCTATTCCACTTCATTTTTATTTCTTCATCACTCAAAGGCTCACGTTTTGGTGGTGCTAGAAAAAGAAGGTCGTTATTTTTTATAGGTAAGTCCCAAATATTAACCGCATCACTTAGCACTACCCCTGTTATAGCCACTGGTAAATTCTCGCCGTCTGCGTGAATACTGGTAATTTTAACCACAGGCTCTTGCTCAGACATTACAGACTTTCTGCCTTCTTCATAAGCATCATATACATTACTAACGCAAACACCGTTAGGCATAACAGCCATAGCTGTTTCAGTTGGCTTATCTGTCACAGGCTCTTGCTCAGATTGCTCAGGGTGAACGAGAAATTCATAAATCTCTTTGTATAGATCATAACTGATAAAAAAATCACCATCATCATCTCCAGATACTACTCTTTCTAACAATTCTCTCTCAATGCTCATAATAATTGCCTCTAAAATCAATAAAAAGGTCACATTCCATTTGTTTTAGTTCTTTCTTGAAGTCGCCATGCCACATGAAATCTTTTGTATCTACTTCAATGCTAAGGTATCTGGAGCAGTTTTCTTTTTTGTCGCAGTTGCTTCCTAAGCAACGTGCATTTTCATTCGGTAGTGGATATTTCATCTTCACAATATTCTCCAAGTTCAATGTAATCACCTATTCGTGGTGGGGGTTCGCCTGTCGCTTTAAGCCAGTAATCTAGCATTGCGATGCCTTCTAGCCATCCTGCTGGAGGTGCTTTAGTTTCTTGTTTTGCGGTTGATAATGTATTTACTGATGTACCTGTCTTTCTAGCTATATCAGACAATGTATGACCTCTCATATATAACACTTTTATCATTAATGCGAAGTCAAGCTGTCTAGACATTGTTTCTCCTTCGTCTAATTTCGTTGCAATACAACTCCATTTTTTTACTGCGGTGCATGAATTGGACGATCTGTGCCGCCATTCCAGTTAATTTAATTGGCTTAGGTTTTTTCATAAATGCACAGGATTCTCTTGCATAGGGTAGCCATTCCATAATTTCATCTCGGTTATATAAAACCGTTCCATCAATATAGGTTGCTATATGTTTAGGCATACAATATTTTGGTTCTTTACTAATTCTATCCAGTACAAGTGCAGTAACACCAATTAATTTCATTATCTCTTTCTTAGTAATGTTATTTTGACTTACTGTAACAACAATATTCAATTTTTTAGCTCTCTGTTTAGCTCTAACACGTTCATTGATATATTTCTTATTCTTATGGTAATACTCCAACATTCTTAGTCGTTGCTTCTCTTTTCGTTCTTCTGGTGTCATTGTAACCATGCCTCCAGAGCTAATATAAATCCTGCTGCCAATAAACACCAAATTTGTATTTCTTGATGTCTGGTGAATGTGTGTACTGGTTTATTTTTATAATCTTTCATAATCTTATCCAAAAAAATGCCCTACCTAAGCAGGGCGAGTGGCTGCTTCCCTTCAGGAATTAATTTATCTAAAAGATTCTTAATTTCTAGTTTTGAATTCAATTCCCAATTTATTAGATTCTTAAAATCTACTTTAGTTATAAATTTTTCTACAGATACAACTTGGTCATCAAAAAATATAATTTTTTCAGCTGAGTTATTATCATTTATAAAAATCTTAACAGAGCATCCAGAGTCATCATTAAATACACCAATTAAATATTGATAATCTTCTCTGTCTATAAGGTTCGCTAAATATCTAACTTGTTCCATTAGAAATCACCTTTGTTTGGTGTTACAAAAGATGTGACGTTGCTTGGCAACTCAAGAACTTGGTAAATTTGTTCTTCACCTTTTATATTCTTTTGGATAATGAAGCTACCGCTACGGGTTTTGTGGATTATGTTTGAATCATTAGCAGAAAACTTGCTAATTGCTACTCCACCAGATATAAAAGATGCTGTTATTGCTATTGCTATTATTGTGTTTTTGTTCATTGTTTTTACCTTTTATAGTTGTAGTTAATGCCTCGTCCTTGAGGCGGTGGTTGGTTATATGTTAATTTGCTTTAATAATTGGACACATAGAATAAGAACCCCAAGGCTTTACAAATTCACATTCGTTATAAATTGCAGGTCGTAAGGTTTTAACTGCACCATCAACAGTTGCTTTAATGGTTTTTTCAGTGCGCGAAATAACAGTAATTTCAAAAAACATATTTGAATCACAGATTGAACGATTTTTATAAGTTTTACCAATTTCAAATTTAATCATCTCATTACCCTTTGTATTTCTTGTTAAGTTGGGCATAGATTAAATAATTATTTATCAAATTGCAAATATTTTTTATCTTTCCAATAAATAAATGCTTCATATGCTCCAACATAACCCAAACCAATACAGACAAAAGCTCCCTGTTTCTGGGCTTCCAGCAGGTATTCTTGCTGTCCATCTTGCCATTTTGACCGTGTATGATCTTGACGTTTTAATTCACAGACGAACGCAATGCTTGCTGGAATAATAATATCTGGTGCGCCTTTTACCATGCCTTCACTCTTTTGTTTAGTCGCTTGGTAAAAGGTTCTTAAACCTTCATTCCTAATGTGCGTAGCAATCTTTCCATAACTATCTGGATATTCTCTCCTTAACTTTGCAAAGAATGTTACTGCTTCAGAAGCTTCAGAAGGACATTCGCCTCTAAACTCAGTACTTCCAAAAACTTTTATATCATTGTGGAACTTCATCAGCTGTCCTGTTGTAATCGTATATCCTAAAGAAATCACCACTCTTTTTATAAGTGATAGTATTTGGCGTTGTAAACCCTCCATCAGTAAACCTCATAAATGCATCATAGCTACTCTGCATCTTCATGGTAAACCATACTGGGAATGACCTATACTCGGTTATGAAATCAACTCTTAAACATTCATTTCCAGCTTTGCTAATAGTTGGTCGTACTTTCATGTCAATAACATTATCTGTTTGCATAGAGTAAGGATCTTTCTTTTTCATTTGAAAGTCAGCAATTAACTTTTCATTGGGATCAATCAATTCTCCTTTGCAACTACAACAATATCTCGCTGCAATATCATTTTCTTCTTCACAATGTGGACACGGTTTAAACGTCCAGCGATAAGAACATCTAACCAACTTTTTAATAGTTTTATTAAATACCTCACCAAAACATCTTCTTCCATAATGCGCTGGCATCTCTCCATATTCTGTTTCTAGTCGTATTCCTTCAAGATCAGTAAAATAACCAAAATCATCAATTTTATGACTTGCTTCATTAGGAACAGGAGCAAACTCATTGTTAGCATTGCACTGTGGACATCTAGCTTTTATTGGTTCACCAGCTCCGTAATCACCTGATGCTTCTATCTCTGGATTAAATAAGTCACCATCAGGACAATGTCTGCTTATATTTTCAGCATAATCTAATATTAAACAATCATGTTTATTGTTATCAATACGCAATCCTCTGCCAATTATTTGTTGAAGCAAACTAACTGACTCTGTAGCTCTTAAAATAGCTATTAAATCAACGTGTGGAGCATCAAAACCAGTGGTTAAGACTGACACATTGACTAAATATTTTAATTGCTTAGATTTGAATTTTCGCAGTATTTCTTCTCGTTCCTTCTTTGGTGTTTCTCCTGTCACTATGCAAGATAAACTTGGTGGTAAAGACTGCATAACCTCGTGAGCATGTTGCACTGTCGCAGAAAAAATCATTACACCTTGCCTATCTACTGCTTGCGATACAATATCGCCTACAATCGCACTGGTAAGCCTTCCTTGTCCATGATAAGCTCTATCAACATCTGCTTTTGCAAACTTACCCATGCTATTAAGTTGCATTTCCAGAGTTTCATAATGACCTGAATTAATTGCACCAATAACAGGTTTTGTTAAGTATCCTTGCTGTATTAAATCTCTGGCATAAACAGTAAATACTCTTGCAGTAAAATAAGGGTTCTTAGTTTTATCATTTCCATGCGCATTACCATGCTCATCCATTCTATATATATAGCCATCACCAAGTCTGTATGGGGTAGCACTAAGACCTATTACACGCAGATTAGGATTACAAGCAACTAAAGACTCAATAATACTCTTAACTGTTGGTGTTATACGGTGCGCTTCATCAAGTACAACCGCACAAAATTTAGCTCCAAAACGATGAATCTTATTCTTGACGCTAACAGGTGTGCCAAACACTACTGGATGTTTTAAACAAGTTTCACCAACACTGGCACTAAACAAACTGCATTGATTGCCAGTATCTCGGTACTTTTCTGCATTCTGCTCCAGTAACTCTTTTGATGGGACAAGACACAATATATGTTTACCACTACTAACTTGGTGTAGTGTATTTGCTATTGCTGCAACAATTAAAGATTTGCCACTTCCTGTTGGCAATTCTAATACGCATGGATCAGTACATTTCTTTATCCAATCTATAGCTGCATCATGTGCTTGTTGTTGGTATGGTCGGAGTTTCATTTTAAAAGCCAACTATTTTTTGTTTTTTTAATTGTAAGTACTTTCCATAAGCGTCACTTTTTGGTTGAGTTAATCCAAGACCTTTGCACCAATAATCATTTCTTAACAAAACTTTGCATAATCTTCTATATGATGGAGCCCATTGTTTATCTTCAAGAGTCTTTGGAGCAAAATCAGGTATTTCATCATATCCTCTTAGTTTCCATCCTTTAATAAAAACTCTAAATCGCTTTATATAATGATCTCTATTTTTTTTAGGCAAAGACTTTAATAATAAATTACAAAAACTTTTCCAAGTATGATTTTCAGGTTTAGATATTTTATTGCTTCCAGTTATATTGCCTGATTCTTGAACATAAAGTGCGCCTGAATTAGCTCCATTTACTCTAGCTATTAATTTAAACCAAGTTTCAGGCTCAAGGATGTGATACAACCATAATCCTTTTTTTTGATCATCTCCATAAGGCTGACAAAGTCTTTGTTGGCTTATTGGAACACCAGCTTTGTGCATATGGTCATATATTTTATTGCTTGATAAGTTTTTAAACTTAGAATGAAATCTCCATATATCTTCTGTTTTCCAATCATAAATTGGATAAACATTAAACAAATTGTCGCCTATATAAGTTGTATATCTATTATTTCCATGCATTTTTTTATCAAATACAGTAACAGTTCTATATCTATTTAAACTTTCATCTGCTCTTATCCCAATTAATCCAGCGCATGTTTTTCCTTGTGCATACCATAATCCAAACAAAACAGTTAATTCTTCAAATTCCATATTTGGTTGATAAAAAGGATAATCTTCACATTTAGCAGCAAGTTTTGGCTTTTGCCTTACCCATATATCTTTTTTTTCTTCATCCCATGCAGTCCATCTTGGCTCAAAAACTGTTACTGCATTTCTTAATAATAATGGAAAGCATAACCAATGAAGATCAATATTATCTTTATACATAGCAACCATCTCTTCTATATGCTCAATAGTAGATTTATATTGAGCTTCAAGATCAATAATTAATATTCCTACTTTTTTATTTCTTTTTTTTGCTTCCATCATTGTTAGATGGAACATAACGCTACTATCTTTTCCTCCTGAAAAAGATAAATAAACTTTTTCAAAATTATCAAAAGAATAATTTATTCTTTGTTGAGCTGCTTCAAAAACATTAATTCCTAGTAATCTTTTCATTAGTATAAGTTCGCTTCTGTTTTAGATTGTGCTTGGTCAAGAGATAATTCATCTTCACCGTGTTTTTTCAACCATTTATTTAAAAATTTTAATGCACTTAAATTTGCTAAATTTTGCTGTTCTTCTGATAAAAAATAAAATCCTCCACAAAATTTTGATGGTATTCCAGTTGCATAACACATTGATGCTTGACCAAGCCATGCAATTCTATTCATTTTTTCATTTGATAAATAATGCTCACATGAATTTTTCCATTCTAATAATATTGATTGCATTGCTGCTTCAAACATTGGAATATCGCTTAAAAATTCAGCATATTTTTTTTTGCAATCACCATCTGATAATGCTTTGTCTTTAGGTTTGTTTTCATAAAACCCAGCTGGATAACATTCCCATTTTTCCCAAGTATGATAAATTCTATTCATCTTCTAATCCTTCAAAATCATTATCGTCATCAAAAACAACATCCCATGCTTCAGAAAAATCTTCATCTAAAAACATTTCAGCTAATCCGCTTATTTGTTTTAATCTTAAAACTTCATCAGAATCCATTCCAAGATTTTTAGCTATTTTTTCATCAGACCAGTTTCTTCTGCTAAGCTCAATAACAATGTCAGACATAGATTCAACTTTATGTTTTCCTCTTGCTCTGTTATGCCTAATGGTTGATGCCATTCTGTCTGTTTTATCTTTTTGATCTTCTCTTATTTGTACAATAGGAAGATATCCAAGTATTTTTTCTTGTATGTCTTTACATTCTTTTCCAACTCTATGTCTGTGAAAACCGTCAATAACTTCATATTTTTCACTTTCATCAGGCATAGAAACTATAGGTTGTGTATATCCATCTTCTGAAATAGATAATCTAAGTAATTCCATTTCCGGTGGAGCAACACTATTTGGATTGTAATCATTTTGATATACATTTTCATTTTTAACCCATTTAACAAAATCAACAGGTTCATTTTTAAAAGGACTTATTAAATGTATTTTTTCTCTAACTTCATTTATTGCAATTATTTTTTTTTCTAAATCAAGTTCATTTATACTTTTTATTAATATTTCAATTAATTCACTCATGTTAATCTCCAATAACTAATTGGATCACTAGTGTAATCAGAAAGATCAACATCTGGTAAAAGTTCTTTAACTGCTTTAGCATAAGATATAGAACCAGATTTGGTAACTTTAGTTAGTTTGTGACCATTAATTTCACTATCTTTGCCATCAGCTAACTTAACTATTTCATCTAGCAATCGTTTCTTTTCTGCTTCAAGTTCTTTTATCTGATCTGCAATCATTAAGTAACGATCAACTTGACCTTCACACCTAACTTGTTTGCGTTTTTCTTCTAAATACTTTTGTGCTTGTGGTAGTTCACGCTCAACAAGATATTCATTGTAGAAGTCTTTTAATTTTGGTAAATATTCTTCAATAGCTAATGGATTAAATTGCACTGTTTCAAGCATGTAACCATGTGCTGACCATTGGTAGAAATGACACCATTCACGACCAGTTACTAGCAACTGTATTTGTATTTGCATCCAATAATGCGTTTGGTAGTCTATGCTTTTAAACTCTGGTGGGTTTTTATCACGCAAACCATATGGACATTTAACTTCTATCAATCCATCTTCATCTATTAATCCATCTGGCGATGCTCCAAGCCATTCTTCATAAGTATGAAAACCAGTTTCTACGACTTTTGTATTAAACTTCAATTCGTAATCAGCTAAAGCATTGGGTTCGTTATACGTTCCATAGCTAGTCGCAACATTACCGGTAAACTCACTTGGGTAGCCATGATATTGACGCACCATATTACGCATAACATCTTCACGTTTCATGAAGGGAGATAACCCTAAGATTGCACCGACACTTGATCCAGTTACACGACCATTTCTTTTTTTAAACCATTCTTCTGTTCTTTGTTGTTCCATTGTTATTTACTCTTATAGTTATAGTTAAAAATACACATCCATGTGCGTTAGTTATTTACCAGGGAATTGAATCAATATCAACAACACTGGGTTCTGCTGACTTTTCTTCTTTAACTTGTGTAGCACCTTTGCGTGGAGCTACAGAAGCCACCCAATTACCAGTTCTTCCTTCTAAATCCCAAACCATTACTTTTATCAACATTGGTTTGTTAAGAAGTGCTTTAGCCATTGCCGTGTCATTTGGGGATTCATCAGACTGTGCTAACTTACCACCGCAGTTTGCATCAATAGCAGCCAACATCTTTTTAGCTTTGTCTGATTTTTTAGTATCAGGATCAAATACACGAACCTTTTGAAATATCTTACGTCCTTTATAAATAGCAGGTTCAGCTATTACCCATCTTAGACTTATATATTCATCACCTTGATATTCTGCCAATCCTGCTTCATCAATCATGGCAAGACATGTAGTGTTATCAGGTATGTTTTCAATCACGCTAACAGACGTAAATTCACCAGTTGTTTTAATTGTTTCGTTGTCGCTTGTAGTCCAAAAATTTGCCATTTGTTTATGCTCCGATGCTTGGTATTAAAGTTAAAAGTGGGTTTGTTCCGTTTACAACCAATAAGTCCTCACTAATTCCATAGCGATTCTTAGATATATTTGCAGCGGAGGCATATGTTACCAGTATTCGCGTGCCATCACTTATGGCTTTTTTGCGTTCACCATCCCCAAATGTATGAGTTTCAAGCTTAAGATAACCCACCAAATCTGTATTATCAGTATAATGACTTACAGACTTTTTTTGCATACGGATGTTATAACGTGTGTATGGATCTTGATCTGGCAACTCAATAGTTTCTGTTTCAGAATGAGCTATAAATACTATATTCATACCCTTGACTTCATTAAGTATGCCAGCAGCTTTGCGAACCCTGCCATGCAAACTTGATAACGCTTGGAAGCCAGCACCATAACCGCCCAATGCTTGTGCAATGGTTCGTGGCTTTTTAGGATCAGTATCAACAATGTGATTTGTGAACAAATTATCAAGCTGAGTGACGCTATCAATAACCAATGTTTTATAATCATGATCTTCCTTGATTAATGCTGTTAATTGTTCCCACAACATATCTACATTTGATAATAATGGAAAAGCATCAGGTCTTGTTGCTGTTGGTATGGCTTGTAAGCCATCTTCAGCACGAATAAATATAGGTTTTGGAAATGTGGCAGCTAAACTGGTTTTACCCAATCCTGCATCACCTGTTATAGTGCAGATAATCGAACGATCATCTGGTTTAGCAATAGAGCTTAGTATGCTCATGGTTTTCTCCTTTGTTAAAAATCTTTTTCTCTAATTCCGTTGCACATTTTACTTAAATAATTTAGAATTGCAACACCTAAAACAAAATAATTTTTAACAAAGGGAAAAAAATAATGTTCACACCAGAAGAAATAATTAATAAACTGCAACCTTTAAACTTAACTTATTTATCAAAGAATACTGGAATTAAATATAATGTATTGTGGAAGTTTGCCAATAATAAATTGAAGATTATTCCCTATGATTTAATTAAAAGACTGAGTGACTATTTCAATGTTGCCTGAATTATGTGATGCAATCAGAGCTGTAGGTTATGAACCACCATCTAGCATAGCAGTTGGTAAAGTTACAAGATTTTCAACCAACGGAAAAAGAAATGATAGGTCAGGTTGGGTTCATGTATTTGATGATGCTCGTGGTGCTGTATTTGGGTGTTGGCGTAGTGGAGAGCAACACCAATGGCATGAGAAACGTGATTATGTTCCAGATATACACGAACAAGAAGCCATGCGTCAGCAATTTGAGGAAGCAAAACGAAAAGCAATAGCTGAACGTGATGCATCTTATTATGTAGCAGCAAAGGAAGCGCAGATTTTATTTGATAATGCTGTTCCGGTTGTAAGTCATGATTATCTTACCAATAAAGGCATACGTCCAAATATGGCTCGTATGTTTGGAGGAAAGTTAATAATACCTGTATATGGTGCAGACGGAGAAATACAGTCTGTACAATCAATATTTAGTGATGGTGCTAAAAGGTTTCATTCTGGTGGAAAGATGCTTGGAGGTCATTGTTGGATTGGTGATCCTTCTGAGTCTGAAACTCTTTTAGTTGCAGAAGGATTTGCAACTGCGGATAGTTTAAACCAAGCCACCAATCTTGCTGTATGTATAGCATTTAATGCTGGAAATCTTAAGCCAGTAACGCAAATGATTGCAAGCCAGTACATTGGTAAGAAAATAGTTATTTGTGCAGACAATGATAGTTCTGGTATTGGTATGAGCAAAGCAAAAGAATGTGGAGTTGATATTGTATTGCCAACTATTGATGGTGACTTCAACGATATGATGTCAGAAAAAGGAATTGATGCAGTTCGTGACATTGTATTTGGAAAAGTAAAGCAGGAAGGTTTGTTCATCACCATTGAAGATATGATGGCAAGCATAAAGAAGCCTAATTGGTTAATTAAGGGAATACTTGAGCGTGGCTCAATGAATCTTCTTTTTGGTGAGTCAGGTGCAGGTAAAAGTTTATTTGCTATGGATTGGGCATTTTGTGCTGCAACAGGTAGAAACTGGCATGGTCATAAGATAAAAGAAGAGCTTAAAACTTTAATCATTATGGGTGAAGGTTTGCGTGGTGCTTCAATGCGTTTTAAAGCATTATCACAAAAATATGGAGAACCACCAAAGAATATTAGATTGAGCAGACGATCCATTAATCTATTAGATAGTAAAGAAGCTGATGAAATATTAAAAATAGTAGCAGAGTTAGATTTTAAACCTGATATTATTATTATTGATACGTTGCACAGGAATATGGTTGGAGATGAAAACAGCTCTGAAGATATGGCATTGTATTTTAAGTCTATAGAATTACTTGCTAGACGTTTAGATGCTGCGATTGTAACTGTTCACCATAGTGGACATGGCGATAAAGGAAGATCAAGAGGGTCATCATCAATTAAAGCTGCAATGGACGCAGAGTTTTGTGTCACTAAGAATGGAGATGCAATTACTTTTTCCTGCACTAAGTCAAAAGATTTTGGCTTTGGTACTGATATGAGTTTTGTCATTAAAGAAGTAGAGTTAGAAGGTGAAGTATTTTATGATGAAGATGATGATAAACAAGTCACCAGTGTTTATTTAGAGTATCAAGGTGTAGCTAAAAAGGATAAAGAAATAACATTAAATCAACAAAAAGCAATTGATTCTTTAGTTGAAGCATTAGAGGTTAATGGAAAAAAAGACGCTGTTTTAAGAGCGGATGGAGAGTATTATTTAACTGTTCATCAAGATAAGTGGCAACCTTTTTTTGCTGATGAATTTAAGAAAGCTAACACTCGTTCAAGAGATTTTGACAGGGTTACAAAATCTTTAATAAAAAAACAACTTATAGGAAATAGTGGTGATTATTGGTGGCTTATTTAAAATCATCCATCCATATAATTTAATGGATGATCCATGGATGGATGCGAATGAACTAAATCATCCATCCAATCCCCCCCCCTATAGGGGGGGATGGTGGATGATACATTTGGATGGTTGATATGATGGAAGAAGTTTTAGAGTTTATAAAAGAGGTTGAAGAAGTTTTTGGAACAGTACAAGCAAAAGCAATTAAGATTAATAGCGAGGTGGTTTTACATGAAGGTAGATTTCAACAAGAACGTGAAGGATTGGAGTTATGAAGAAAGATTACGCAATGTCGTGGTATTTATTACCGTTTGTATTGGTGGTATATTTTTTTATATTGTTAGTGGGCATTGTTAAGTTGGTGTTTAAAAGATGATTGCAATTTTATATGGTTTATATTTAATAATGAGAAGAACTGATGGATGATGTTGAATACTTTTATGACATGGCAGATAAAATGAATAAAATGCCAACTGAAGCGCAATTAGAAGCGTTTTTAGAAGCTCTTAATACTATGAGCAGGATAAAGGCTTTTGTCTTTGTGATGAGGCTGTAATGAAGCACAATCATTATTTTAAAAATACTGTTCATTTAAATGCTGTTGATGTTTACCGTGTGCTTTCATTGTACGGTGTTACTGATCCATGTCTGCAACATGCAATTAAGAAACTGTTGTGCGCTGGTGATAGAGGAGCAAAGGATATTGAACAAGATGTGCAAGAAGCTATTGATACTTTAGGACGTTGGCAGGATATGATGGAAGAGGATGAACTAAAATGAGATTTCCACCAATTAACTTATTTAGTGCGCCAAAACAAATTGCGATATGTAAACATACAAATTGGATGATGCTGTATAGCTTGAAACAAAAATGGTGTTATGGTAAAAACTGTAATGAAAAAAGGTATATTGAGAATGATATGCCAGTACATACAAGGTAATAATTAATGGCGTTAAAAACAAGTAATAAGAATAGAAAGAAAAAAGTAATGAGGTTTAAGGCAGATGAACAAAGCTACAAAACCAAAGATTAAATGGATTGGCAATTACTGGAAGTGCTATAGTGCTGATAGAGTTGCTTATGGTGAGTCACCAAAGGTGGCGTTTATTAATTGGAAATCTCAGTATTTTTAATAACTAATTTTAAGATAAGGAGTTGTCTAAAAAAGACAAAATTAGATATGGCAACATTAGGAAAAGCAGGTGGAGAAAAAACAGGTGGTCGTCAAAAGGGCGTACAAAATGTTGCAACTGTACAAGCAAGACAAGCTATTGCAGATTTTGTTGATGGAAATGCTCACAGATTAACAGGATGGCTTGACCAAGTTGCTGAAACAAATCCAGAGCGTGCGTTTCAGTTATTTCAAAGTGTTATTGAATATCATGTTCCAAAGTTAGCAAGAAGTGACAATACTGTAACTGGCGCAGATGGTGGAGCAATAGTCCACAGGATAGAGGTTTCATTTGGCGACGATTAAGGCAAAGTTTCCTCCAAGTCTTAAAGATATATTTAAGCCAAAACGATATAAAGTCATTTATGGTGGACGTGGCTCAGGAAAAAGTTGGAGTGTTGCAAGAGCATTAATCATTAAGTCTGTTAATGAACCGATAAGAGTTCTTTGCGCTCGTGAAACACAGAAGTCCATACAAGAATCAGTACATAAGTTGCTTAAGGATCAGATTGATATACTTGGTTTACAGCATATGTTTACAGTGCTTGAAACAAAGATAATCGGGATTAATGGTTCTGAGTTTAGTTTTGCAGGTATTCGTCAACAAGGAATTACAAACCTAAAGTCTTTTGAAGGTGTTGATATATGTTGGGTTGAAGAAGCTCAGGTTTGTACTAAGAAATCATGGGATGTTTTAATACCAACTATTAGAAAACCAAATAGTGAAATATGGATAACATTCAATCCAGAACTAGACACTGATGAAACGTATGTTAGATTTGTATTGACAGATAATGAAGAAGCTGTTGTTATAAAATGCAACTATTCTGATAATCCTTGGTTTCCAGAGGAACTTGAAAAGGAAAGAATAAACTGGTTAAAACGTGATCCTGAAGGATATAAGACAGTCTGGGATGGAGAATGTCGTCCTGCCGTTGAAGGTGCTATTTACGTTAATGAGATAACTAAACTTCATATTGAAAAAAGACTAGGCAATGCTCCATACGATCCACTACTAAAAGTTCATACAGTATGGGATTTAGGTTGGAACGATTCAATGTCTATAATGATGGTGCAGAGATCAGGTTCTGGTGAAGTAAGGATTATTGATTATATTGAAGATTCACATCGTACTTTAGATAGTTACATTGCTGAATTGAATACAAAAGGTTACAATTATGGCACGGACTATATTCCTCATGATGGACGTAGTAGAGATTTTAAGTCTGGAAAGTCTACTGAAGAAATATTAATGGCGTTAGGTCGTACTGTTAATGTTCTAGGTCGTGAAGATATAGAAGAAGGAATTAAGATGGCAAGGATGATGTTTGGTAGAGTTTGGATTGATAACAAAGCATCTGAACTACTTAACCAGATCAAACGATATAGACGTACACAAAATCAAAGTACAGGTACATTCGGTGCGCCTTTACATGATGATAGCTCTCATGGTGCAGATTGTTTTAGGTATCTTGCAATGGCTGAACAGAATATGACTAATGACTCTTGGAGTTCTGGATCATTAGATTATTCATATATACAAAGCGGTATAATTTAACAACAGAGGATTAAAAATGGCTAAGTCTAAATCAAAAAAAGCTCCATCTCCAATGATGCCTGGTAAGAAAAAAGGCTGCTAAGATGGCAAAAATGACTGATTCAGAAATATTGGCAATTATCCAAAATGAAATGGCTAATGCCGATATTACGACAACTTCATCTTCTGCATTACAAGAACCTTTAAGATATTATCTTGGGCTTCCATTAGGTAATGAACAGGAAGGGCGTAGCTCATTGGTATCAACAGATGTTGCTGATGCTATTGAGTGGATAATGCCTCAGATTATGAAATCATTTACTCAGAATAATGAGGTGGTGGTTTTTGATCCTGTCAATGAAGGAGATGAATTACAGGCGCAAATTGAATCAGAATATGTATATGATGTATTGATGAAGCAAAATGATGGGTTTACTTTAATCCATCAATTTGTGAAAGATGCACTTATGCAACGCAATGGAATGTTAAAAGTTTATTATGAAGATGATGAAAAGATAACCACATACAACTATTCAGGATTAACAGAAGATCAGTTAGCTGTTGCTCTGTTGGATGAAGATAGTGAGATATTGGAATTAACTGAAGATGAAAGTCAATCAGAAAATCCATTAGAACAAGAACCTACTACATACAGTGCAAAGATTAAGGTCACTGAGAAATGTGGAAAGATTTGTATTGATCCTGTAGCGCCTGAAGAGTTTAGGGTTAATACACAGCACAACAGCATTAGCTTAGTTAATGCTAGATTCACATGTCATATAGTCAACAAAACTATATCTGACTTAAGGGAAGAAGGGTACAAGGACGAAGATATTGAAAACTTAGTAAGTTCTGATCTATTAAGGTCTGCTTACAGGTTTAACTACCAGAATGAACCAACACAAGTTCCATCTGTATTAAGTTCAGATGATGCTAACAGATTAGTAGAGGTTACTGAGTGTTATCTAAAGCTTGATGTCAATGGTGATGGAATAGCTGAGTTAATGAAGATTACAGTGGCTGGTGTTGAAACTCCTACTGTTATCTTAAACAAAGAAGAAATAGATAGTGTTCCTTGGATATCAACTACCGCTATCTTGATGTCGCATAAGTTTCAAGGTCTATCTATATTTGACCGTCTGAAGTCTATCCAAGACAATAAGACCGCAATTATCCGTAATATTATGGATAACATGTATTTGCAAAATAACCAACGTAATGTTGTGCTTGAAGGTCAGGTTAATCTTGATGATCTTTTAGTATCAAGACCTGGTGGTTTAATCCGTGTAAAAAGAACAGATGCAATAATGCCATTGCAAACACCTGCCATTGGAGATGCTGCTTTTACCATGATGCAGTATCTTGATGAAGTTAAAGCCGGACGTACCGGTGTATCTGGCGATGGAACTGCTTCACCTGAAAACATTGGTAACGCAGTTGGCTCACAAGGTGTTGAGCGTATGATGAACGCCAAAGAAGAATTGGTCGGCTTAATCATTCGTGTTATTTGTGAAACTGGTATTAAACCTTTATGCAATAAGATTCGTGATCTTGTTACCATGCACGTTGATACAGTACAAGACTTTAAGTTTCGTGGGCAATGGGTAAAGGTAAATCCAGCAGAATGGGAAGAAAGAACAAGAAGTTCAGTAAGAGTTGGAACTGGAACTGGTGATACTAGAGCAAAACTTGCAGCCATACAACAGGTTCAGTTACTGCAAGAAAAGATTATGAGTATGCCAAATCAAACGCTTACTAATTCTAACAAGATATATGCCACTATAGATGACTTCTGTAAGTTCTCAGGATTAGACTCTGCTAATAAATATTTTGTTGATCCATCAAGTCCAGAAGGTCAGCAAGCAGCACAACAAGCGCAACAAACACAACAGCAACAACAGCAGGAAGCGCAACAGGCACAACTTGAGCAAATGCGTATGCAAGCAGAGCTGGCTAAATCAGCAACTACTACAGCAGAAGCGCAGATGCAAAATGTAGCTATCAAAGGTCAGGTTGAGTTAGGTAAGCATCAACGTGAAATGGAAAAACAATCATTTCAGATTCAGTTGGAGCAGTTAAAGGCTGAATTAGACAAAGCTAAGGCTGTTCAGATAGCTGAAAAAGATTTAGAAGATATAAAGTTTAAGTATGACCAGTTGTATGCTCAAACAGCACTTAAATTAACAGAGTTGGAATCATCATCAAATACATCTCAAGATGTTAATTATGAGCAGAACAGGAACAATATGTATGACGGTTGAAGATGAGATAGAGTTAGGTAATAGAGCAAGCAGAGCTTACTCAAATTACTTGGCTGATTATATTATTAAGAAAAATGCAGACTTATACAGGCAGTTTTTGTTTACAGATGATATAGAAAGTTTAAAATTGATAAAGGCTCAACAAAAGGCATTACAAATTATTGAGAATGATATAACTTCAGATATAGAAACTGGGCGACTAGCTCAACTACAAAAAGGAAATTAAAAATGTCAGACCAAGATACTACTTCAACGGCAGAGCTATCAAGCGAAGCTGGAAGCGTAAATATGGTGGATCAAATTGCTAACCTGTTATCAGGTGAACCAGAAAAAGAATCTGTTAAGAAGCCAGTAATTGAAGAATCAGAGGAGGATGATACCCAACCAGACGATTCTACCCAAGATACGGAAGAAGCAGATAATGAGGAAACAGATGATGTTGAAGAAACTGATTCTGATGAAGATGTCACTTGGGCAAATACACTTGGCATTGATGAAAAAAATGTAGTCCTTGATGAAGAAGGTAACTTAGCTGGAATCAATGTAAAGGTTGATGGAAAGGTAAGTACAGTTGGAGTTAAAGACTTGATTGCTGGATACCAAAGCAACAAGAGCAATACTAATAAATCAAAACAACTTGCTGATGAAAGGCGAGATTTTGATAGCATTAAGAACGCTGTTGCTGGCGAGTATCTTGGAAAGATTGAAACAGTTAATAAGCTAACACAGCATCTTAAAGATACCTTGATGGGTAGTTATAAAGATGTTGATTGGAATAGACTCAGAGTTGATAATCCTGGTGAATATGCAGCTATGGTTCAAGATTTCAATTTACGAAACAGTGAGATTGAACAAATTTCAAGTGCAGTAAATAATGAAATGCAGGGCATTGGTCAACAAATGACCGCAGAACAACAGGCTATTCAACAAGAGTATATTAAGGCTCAAGCTGATAAAGTTTTAGAGAAAAATCCTTCATGGGCAAAACCTGAAGTATTCAAAAAAGCTTTAACAGATATGACTGATTTTGTAGCAGATGCTTATGGTTTTACACCAGAAGAGTTTGGTGGAATACAAGATGCTAGAATGTTAGAAGTGGTAAAAGATGCCATGAAATATCGTTCAAGCATAAAGAATGTTAAAACTAAACTTGATGTTAATTTACCTAAGTATCAAAAAAGCTCAGGAAAAACAACCAAATCAGTTACTAAACTTGATAAACTAACAAAGATTGCAAAATCTTCACAAGGTTATCAAAGAAGAAATGCTGAAACTGATGCCGTAGCAGAGTTGCTCGGTGGATTATATAATTAATTTTTTAAAAGGGTATCGAAATGAGTACAGCTAACTTAGATGCAGCAACACTTAAAGGTGTTGTTCGTGGCGGTTTAATCCGTGAAGATGTCATGAACCAAATCTGGGATATTTCTAAAATCCCATTACCATTTACAGATGCAGTTGGAACTGAAACTTCTTCAAATCCATATAAAGAATGGACAACTGATGCACTTGCTGCACCTAACTTAACCAATGCGGTTATTGACGGTTCAGATGCTTCAGGTAACAACACTGTTACTGGTTTGCGTGTTGGTAACCATCACCAAATTTCTACTAAAGTTGTTCGTACATCTTTCAGAGCAGATTCTTCTGATGTGATTGGTCGCACTAAAGAGTTGAGCTACCAAATGATGCGTAGACAACAAGAACTAAGGCGTGATGTTGAAGCTATTGCATTGACTAACCAAGCTTCTTTTGCTGACACTGGCTCTGCTGCTGGTAACGCTGGTGGTTTACCATCTTGGTTGACTACTAACTTTTCTGCTGGTGCAACTGGTGCAGTTGGTGGCTTCCAATCTTCAGGTGTAACTCTAAAACGTACTTATGGTACTGCTAGAGCATTGACTGAAACTCTTGTGCGTGATGCAGTTCAATCTGTTTACTCACAAGGTGGCGATCCAACTATCATGATGTCAGTACCTGGTGTTATTCGTAGATTCAGCGAGTATTTATTTACTTCTTCTGCTCGTGTAGCAACATTGATGTCAGATCAAGGTAAATCTGCTTCTGCTGCAACTGCAATGGGTGCTGTAAACGTATTTGTAACTGACTTTGGTACTTTGAAATTAGTTCCAAACCGTTTACAAATTCCTTACACTGGTACAGCTGGTTCTACAACTGGTGTTTATGCTTCTTCTGGCGTATCTGCTGACGTATTTATCCTTGATCCTTCATACTTGGCTATGTCTTATTTAAAAGGCTACAGAACTGAAGAATTAGCTAAAACTGGTCTTGCAGAAAACCGTCAAATGTCTGTTGACTGGACATTGATATGCAACACTGAGAAGTCACATGCGATCATTGGTGATATTACCATTGCATCTGCTGTAACTGCTTAATATTGATAGCCCACTGTAATAGGTGGGCTTTCTTTTATCTGAGGAATAAACATGGCTACAACAAAAGAAGTAGTAAAAGAAGTAAAACCAAAAACAATTAAAGTTAAAAACATCTGGACTGATCCAATTAGTTTTG